TCAGGTAATGTTACCAATTCAATAACACCCTGATTACCAAAGAATCCTTGCTTGTTGCTGAAGTAAGGATACATCCCAGACACTGAATTCTTTTCAAGACTTCTACCAAGAAACTCCTCTTGCATTGCAACATATTGCTGCAATAGAGGGTTATTGTCTTGAGCCTTGATAAAGTAATAAGGTACATTCTTGCTTGTGTAACCTGCAAGAATTACTGGAAGTTGTTTGCTATTAGTTTTCATAGCGGTTGTGCGGTTGCCTGTACACCACAAGGTTTTAGTGAATAGCTACATTGCTACTCAAGATTAGTAAAGAGAAAAACTTTTTAGGGAGATTATTCATCCCCCTTTTTAGGTGTAGTTGCTACACACCAAACAAATGTTATAGGCAACAAGCTTAAAGCCACTAGAAAGCTAGAGGCTGGAAACATTGTTGCTACTACTGATACTGCCACCACCAGTATGATGACACATATTAAGAATACTTTCTTATTCATAAAGCTTTGGTTTTTAATAGTTTAACAATATTCATGTAAGTAGCATTAGCTGATGTGCCCCTATAATAATAGTGCACATAAGCTTTGCCCTTATAGGTTACCCTGGACTTGATGATGCTCATGTCCTTGATAACAGCATCAAACTTCTCTGCTTGCTCTACAGATAATCTAAGCTTGATGTAGTCATGACCCACCCCATATTTCTTGGGGTGAGTCTGACTCTTGTATGAGGCATAATCAATACTCAACATACAATTCTTCAAGATCTATTAGATCGCTGAGATATGCTTCTATCTCTTCCTGTAACAGGAAATCTTCAAAAGCTTCCTGTTCTTGATTGAGGATAACACATAATGCATCCTCAGATTCTTTGTCAATAAACTGTAACATAGCGATTTAGTTTTAGTGCAGGTAATCCCACCTGCTTGGGTCGTGTACTATTACACATACTTAATAAAGAGAAAAACTTTTGCAAGAAAAGGGGGAACTAAATCCCCTTATTTTTTATTAGCTCAACAGCATAATTAACAATACAACTCTTAACAACTTCTTTATCTAAGACAAATTGTTTAGATACAGTATCAATAGTTCCATCATCTCCTATACAAGAGAAACTAAACTTGTAAGTATTAGCAGCACCACTATTTAAAGTAAGTATACAAATACCTGAGATACTATAGGAATGAGTTGCTAAGATTTTTTGTGTTTCTCTTGTAGAGTTAAAGGTTACACAATTGTTGCTTAATCCTAAGTTAGAGTAATCAACTTCAAAGATTTCTATTTTCATAGCGGTTAAGTATTTAATTTGTGAAGGTTTGCACAAAAGCCTCATGCTTTTATTATCAACAAACCCCCATATATAGTAAAGAGAAAAGCTTTTTTTAGTTAATATAAACAACACACCCTCCCCCCCTCGCTTGACAAGAACAACAACAACCACCAAGCTTAGCCACCAATCTCACAAAGCACATCACACACAAGCCTAAACATTTTCCCCTGACAAAAAGAATGCTTTTGATTTTTACCAGAAATACACAGTGCACCCTGGTAACATAGGGGGTACCACCAGATTCTATTGATGCCCGGGGGATTAGCTTATTGTACCCCTTAAACTCTATCACTTGTATAATTTTCCTATCCCTATACCCCACACATTCCCATACACAGATTATATCTATACCCTCCTTAAGACTTTAATCCCCCTTATGGCCTAAGACTATATGCTTATATGGTTATATTTGTGTATATTATATAGGTATGAGCAGCTATCTTCCTACACGTTATCTTGGGTACTATACTACTAGCAATCTTAATGCTGGGGATTTTGTTATTTTATATAAAGTAGATGCCACAACTTCTAAGATTAAGAAAGCTATTATAAATCCTTATAGTGTTATATTTGGGTTTGTACTTTCTAATTATAGTATAGGTGACCTTGCCCAGGTCTATCCTCTTAATACTGTTAATAATGCTTTGTCAGGATTAACCCCCGGGGATACTTATTATTCAGATCCTAGTGTTGCAGGAGGAGTAACTAATGTTTTACCTACAAGTACTGAAGTTGTACAGCAATTAGGAATTGCTCTGAGTTCTACAGAATTAGATACTCAGTATAGTTTCTTGATTGATGGTACTGGTGGAGGAGGTGGTGGGGGGACCAATTCTAATGTGCTTATAGATGGGGGTACTTTTGTAGCTCCCTCAGATAATACACTTATAGACGCAGGAATTTTTTAATACTTTATATTATGGCAATAAGAGTAAGAAGGGGTACTGATTCCCAGAGACTTGCAGTTGTTTTGGAAGAAGGTGAAATAGCCTACACAACTGATACTAAGAAATTTTATGTAGGTGATGGTGTCACTTTGGGTGGTACTGAGATTGGTCCTAGTGCAGGATCTTTTGTACCTACTACTAGAACTCTTACTATTAATGGTACAAGTTATGATTTAAGTGCTAATAGAACTTGGTCTGTAGGAACTGTTACTTCAGTTTCTGGTACTGGTACTGTGTCAGGATTAACTCTCTCAGGATCAGTATCATCATCAGGTAGTCTTACCCTAGGTGGTGCACTTACTCTTACTTCATTACAAGTAACTAGTGCACTTGGATTCACTCCTTATAGTGCAGCTAACCCAAGTGGTTATCTAAGTAGTATAACTGGGTTGAATATTAGCTCACTTACTAATGACTCCGGGTACATTACTTCTTCAGCATTAACTGGGTATTTAACTTCGGCCACAGCAGCTTCTACTTATTATCCACTTACAAATCCTAGTGGATATATCTCGGGTATAACTTCAGGAGATGTTACTACAGCTTTAGGTTATACTCCAGTAAATAAGGGTGGAGATACTATGACCGGGGCCCTAATTCTTAATGCTGATCCCACTATAGCACTAGGTGCAGCAACTAAGCAATATGTAGATAATATTGCAGCAGGGATTAACTTCCACTCACCAGTACATGCTGCTACTACAGGTAACTTATCAGCTACTTATATTAATGGTGTAGGTGGTGTTGGAGCTACTTTAACTGCTACATCTAATGGTGCTTTAGTAGTAGATAGTTATTCAATGTTAGTTGGGGATAGGGTTCTTGTTTGGCAACAAAGTGCAGGATTACAAAATGGTATCTATGATGTAACAGATGCAGGTAGTCCAACAACTCCTTTTATTCTAACTAGATCTAGTGATGCAGATAATAGTCCAGCCGGTGAAGTAGCTTATGGAGATTTTACTTTTGTTATTCAAGGTACTCTATATGGTGGTTATGGATTTATAATGAACACTAGTGGAACTGTAACAATAGGTGTTACAAGTATATCCTATGTTCAGTTTAACACAGCTCAAGCAGTTAGCGCTGGCTATGGATTACAAGAGCTTACTCCTAACGTATTATCAGTAGACTCTTCAGTGATTGCTACTGTAGCTAGTTTGAGTTCTTATCTTACTACTGCCTCAGCAGCTGCTACCTATCAGCCAATAGGATCTTACCTTACTACAATTAGTGGGTTGAATATCAGTCTTTTAACAAATGATTCTGGATATATAACCTCATCTGCATTAACAGGTTATCTTACTACTGCTTCTGCTGCATCAACCTATTTCCCAATACCTACGGGTACTACAGCTCAGTATTTAAGAGGCGATGGATCATTAGCTACATTCCCTACTATTCCTACTGTTACTCCATCAGATCTTACTGAAGTAGATGATACCAATGTTACTCTTACTTTATCTGGTACTCCTTCTACAGCTTTGCTACAACCAGTAACTATTACAGCTGGTTGGACAGGTACACTTGCTGATTCAAGAATAACTAGTGCTACTACTTGGAATAACAAGTCTCGATTACAGTATAACAATAGCACTGGTACTCAAGCAATCACTGCTAATACTGCAACTTATCTTACTGGATCAGCAATAACAAATGCTAATATAAAAGCTGGTACAGTAGTTACTTGGACTGTATCTGTTACTAAAACTGCTGCGGGTACTGCTGCTCCATTGTGGTCTGTTAGGTTTGGTACTACTTCTACTACTGCTGATACTGCTATTCTTAACTTTACAGGTAATGCTCAAACTGCTATTGCTGATACTGGTAAAATAACTATTGAATGTGTGTTCAGAACTGTTGGTGCAAGTGCTGTATTAGTAGGTCATTATATGCTAGTCCATCTGTTACCTACTACTGGTTTATCTACTGGTCAAGGAGGTGTGTTTACTACATCAGCAGGATTTAACTCTACAACTGCTGGTGCTTTTCTTGGATTAGTTCTCAATACTGGAGCTTCCTCTGCTTGGACTGTAAACCAGGTCAATGTTAAAATTGAAAACCTAGTATAATCCTTTTAATTTGATATTTCATATTTTAGATTAAATTTGTTATATTATACATAAAGACTTAGTATGAGTATAGGTAACCTAAAAGATTATGGCAATAAGGGTAATAATTTACCTTACCAGCTTAGAAATCTACAGCTTCTGGGAGATATTAATACAGGTATTATAGATCTTACCAATGCTATAGTTCCCTCTTCTGTAGGGCCTATGGCTAATGATGCTTTTGGTAGACTTCGTGTATCTAATCCTTTGACTTTATTTGATTCTTCTAATAGATATCATGATAATGGTCTATGGAATACCTCTACAGCTAGTGGTGGTTCAGCAGTATTTAGTGCTAATGAAGGACTAGTAAATCTAAATGTAAACACTACTAGTGGATCACAAGTTCTTCGTGAAACAACTAAAGTATTCTCATATCAACCAGGTAAATCACTACTAGTACTAAATACTTTTGTGTTTTCACCTGCTGAAAATAATCGCAGACAAAGAGCTGGTTACTTTGGTACAGACAATGGTATCTACTTGCAACTAAATGATAGCACATTAAGCTTTGTAGAAAGAAGTCTAGTTACAGGAGCTGTTACTGAAACTGTAGTAAATCAAGCTTCATGGAATGTAGATCCACTAAATGGTAGTGGTCCTTCAGGACTTACACTAGATATATCTAAGTCACAGATCATGTTCATGGATATTGAGTGGCTAGGTGTAGGAACTGTAAGAACAGGTTTTATAATTGATGGCGCCTTTATTGTGTGCCATGCTTTTCATCATGCCAATCTTATTCTATCAACTTATATTACCACAGCATCTCTACCTCTAAGAATAGAGATTACCAATACCGGAGTAACAACTACATCAGGAACTCTAAAACAAATCTGTTCTACAGTTATTTCTGAAGGTGGTTATGAGCTAAGAGGTTTACAGCAAGCTATAGGTATACCTATTACTGCTCCTAGAAGTTTAGCAGTTGCTGGTACTTATTATCCTATTATTAGTCTGCAGTTAAAAACTTCAAGTTTAGATGCTATAGTAATACTTACAGCTTTATCTATAATGGGTGTAGGAACAGGTATTTATAGTTGGAAAGTAATAGCTAGTGGGACAACAACCGGAGGAAGTTGGGTATCAGCGGGTACTGACTCATCTGTCAACTATAACATAACAGGTGTAAGTTTTGCTGGAGGAAGAACACTAGCATCAGGATTCCTTACCTCAAGTACTCAAGCATCTGTTAGCTTAGATATCTTGAAAGAAGCATTGTTTAAGTTTCAGTTAGAAAGAGACAGCTTCACAAATACACCTTACGAGCTGACCTTAGTAGTAAGTGCTAGTACAAATACAGAACTCATATACGCTTCCATGGATTGGGAAGAAGTAAGTAGATAAAATAAAAAATCAATAACATGTCAATAGGAAATTTAAAAGACTATGGTAATAAAGGGAATAATCTCCCATACCAATTAAGAAATCTTCAACTATTAGGAGATATCTTAACAGCTCTTGGTACACCAGTAACTAGCGTAGAGAAATTCCCTTATCTTATATCATCTACAGGCACCGGTGATTTATCTGGATCTACAGTTGTATATAATGCATCATTTTCTAATGTAGGATCTGCAGCTATTACACTTACAGTTGGTGGTAGTGGACCAATTAGTATTCCTGCAGGTGTAACTGTAAACTATGATCCTGGAGCAAATAGCTATTATTCCGGAAATTTATTTTCTTGGGTTGCAACAGGTAGCACTTTAATTGTAGCTTATACTGCAGATTAATGAGTACAACTATAAATACTGACAAGTATATTGGTGTTGGTAAGAGGTATATTGTGCTTCCTACTGACACTTGTGATGCTGATGCACAAACTTTTATTACTGCAGCAGGTATCACTGATGCTACTCAAATAGCAGCAATTTGTCAATTAGTTGCTGATCTTAAATCTACTGGAGTATGGTCTTTGTTAAATGCTATTTATCCTTTTGTAGGTGGCAGTGCTACTACACATAGATACAATCTTAAGAACCCATCTACTTATCAGATAACATGGTTTGGTGGTGTTACACATAGTGCAAATGGTGTACAGTTTAACAACATCAACTCTTATGGAGATCCTGGTTATGTTGAAAGCACCATAGAAACATTTGGTAGTACTCATAGAGCTGTTTATGACAGAAGTAATATAAATGATTTTGGTTGTCAAATAGGTGTACTAGGAGCAGGCGGTGGTTATCAAAGAAACTACATGGCAACTAAATACAATAATAATTACTACATGGATGTCTATGATGTTCAGGATTTCTATGGAAGATTGACTGCGGCATCTCCAGATTCTAGAGCTTTTTGGTTAAACTCAAGAACTAGTTTAGCAGCAGGAGGCTTTAAAGTATATAAAAATGGTGTATCTATTAATACTACTACCAATGCTAACGTAGGTAGTCAACCAAATGTAGGTACCTGGATTGGAGGATTAAATGCTAATGGTAGTCTTGGTCAACCATCTGGACACCAATTAGCTTTTGCATCAATGGGTACAGGATTAACTGGCACACAAGTATCAAGTTATTACACAGCTGTTCAGACTTTTCAAACAACTCTAGGTAGACAGATATAATGAAAAAGGTAGGATTACTTACAATACAGCAAAAGGATGATTTAGTGGGGCAATTATATGCTCCTGATAGTTATTTCTATCCAATCCAAGATGCTAATGATAACTGGGTTATCTCTACGGAAGAGATTGATCATTGTATAAATCCTGACTATCTATGGGTAAAAAACCTTCCTCTGATAGATTATGATCCAATAATAATACCTATTTAAAATTAATGTTTGTTTGTATATGGGAACCCAGGAAGACATCACTGTAATCAAAAAAGAACTTGGCTGCTTAAAAGATAAAATGGATGATATCCATAAAGCACTTGTGGGTGATGATTATGATAAAGAAAAAGGCTTAGTTCCACGCCTTAAGAAAGTGGAAAGATATGTTGAGGTTGATAAAAAAGTAAAGTGGGTTGGTGGAGGTTTTGCTATTGCAATTGGTGGTGGCTTAAAATCTATGTGGGATTGGTTCTCTAATCATATTTAATTATGAAAACATTTTTCAAATCAATGTTCCAGGATGAAAGAGGAACAATATCACATAAGAGAATGATTGGTGCAATCTGTGCACTATTCCTATGTGGAACAATGACTCTAAATAGTTTTTCTCATGAAACTATTAAGCCTTCTGATACACTTGTACATGCTGTAGAAAGTATAGCAATTGCTTGTATAGCAGGAACAACTTTAGATAAATTTAGCTTTAAAGGAGCTAATAAAACCGAAGAATAATGTATTCTGCAGGCGGATGGATGATGATTTTTGGAGTGCTACTTTCTTTAGGGTTTGTAGCCTTATCTGTGTGGTATGTCAATAAAATGATTGACCAGCAGCTTGAAGAAAAGCAGTGGCTTACCAGATTCATATCTCTTCTCTTAGCAGCGTTCTTAGGATTATTTATAGTTGATGTTCTAGTATCTTGGAAGATACAATTGCTCAATGACTCTATGAGAAACAGTCTTTTTGAGTTAATTAAAAATGTAGTCTTAATAGTCTTTGGCTATCAGTTTAATGCTAACAATAAAAAACAAAACTAACATGAAAAAGTACACTATTGGAGAACTACAATTTGAGTTTAAAAGACTTGGATATGAGTGGTTTGAGTTTATGATTGTAGGTGTGAGATCTACATTGGACAAACCTAATGAGTTTGACGATATGATAGCTCTGATAAACAATGGTAAAATTACTTGGTTTACAGGTACTACAAATCCAGGAACTCATTGGCTTAAAACTATTATGAATCCTAAAGGTACAGCTGTACTTAAACCTGGCCAGTATATTGATACTTGGGCCATTGGTCTACACCAAGGAAAGTATGAAGCTTTCAAACAAGTAAAACCAGTAACAGTTTTCAGAGATAAAAATCTTAATGATAAATCCGAAGAAACTTCTACTACAGATACTGGCCTATTTGGAATCAATATTCACAGAGCAAATCCTACAGCTATTTCTAAGATCATTGATAAGTGGTCAGCTGGTTGTCAAGTTCTAAATAACCCTGCAGATTTTAAAACTCTTCTTGATGAAGCTAAAGCAAGCAATAAAAAAGCTTTCACATACACTTTACTTAAAGAGTTTTAATCATGGGAGCAAATAACAAAAAGTACTTTGAAATCATTTCAAAGTATGTCAAGAAATTTCCCAAGTCTCCTAAGAAAACTTTAGCTAGGAAAATCTATGCGGAAAATAAATTAGTTTTTGGAAATGTTGAAAGTGCATATACTTCTCTGCGTTATTATACAGGTGCTAGTGGTATAACAAAAAGAAAGCAACTTGCAAAAGATAAAAAGCTAGATACACTAGCTTATGGTTCTGATGCCAAACCAATAAATCCTTTTGATTTACCAGAGTCAGATTATGCACCAACAGAGCATTTTGTCATACCTACATCTATCAGTAAACTAGGTATTATTTCTGATGTGCACATTCCAGAGCATGATATCACAGCACTTACAGTAGCAATTAGAGATCTACAAAATGAAAACATAGATGGATTGCTTCTTAATGGAGATATTCTAGATATGCACCAAGTATCAAGACACTTTAAAGACCCAGGGAAAGCTCGTATTAAGAAAGAGTTTGAACTGGGTTCTCAGTTTCTAGAAGCTGTAAGAAAAGCTTTTCCAAATATACCTATCTATTTTAAAGAGGGTAATCATGAAAAGCGCTGGCCAGTTTGGTTAAGAGCTAGAGCTATTGAAATATGGGATGATGAGGAATACACAATTCCATCTAAATTGAGACTAGGTGAGAAACAAATTACGTGGATACCTAATAATCAGCCTATTAAGTATGGTAGTCTCTGGATTATCCATGGTAATGAAATCTCAGGAAATAGTAGGGTTTCTCCTGCACATGCTGTATCTTTAAAGGCACACGAAAGTACTTTGACAGGAGATAAGCATAGGCCAGATAAGAAGCATGTAAAGCATCAATTATCCGGTAGCATCACTACCTATTATACAGTAGGTTGTTTATGTGGATTAAGAGCAGACTATCTTCCAAACAATGATTGGATGCATGGTTTTGCAATAGCATATGTGAATTCTCAAGGTAATATAAGTGTACAAAACAAAGAAATTCACAATGGTGTAATAATCTAAACTTAGAGTCATGTTTGATAAGCTGTATGAGTTATTGGCTGAGATTTGGTCTGATGTATGGTTTCTCAAGATTATCAATCAGAATGAAAAAGGAGTAAGATTAAGAATGGGAAAGTTCCATAAAGAACTAGAACCAGGCATAGTATTTAAGGCTCCATTCATTGACAACATCCTTCAGCATTATATTGGAGATGACACTATTCAAATGCCATCTCAAAAGCTTATTACAAAAGACAATAAAACCATTACTATAAGTGGGATGATCTTATACACTGTATCAGACATCAAACCTTTTCTTCTTAATGCTAGTGTACCTATTCAAACAGTATCTGATATAGCAACCGGCGTTATCTCTGATATAGTACTTACTCATACCTGGGAAGAGCTAGTAGAAAGTTTAGAGAAACTAAATAATAAGATAAGTATCTCTGTAAGAAGAGAGTGTAAAGAATGGGGTGTGCACATAAAATATGTAAGACTCACTGATATTACATCTTCACGATCTTTTAATATTTTTAAGAGTAATGAAGCTCATTTGTAGTATATTAGTGCTCTGTTTAACAAGTTGTAAGTCTTATATAACTTACTATGAACCAGAGGTTTACATAGATGGAACTTATATAGTGATTATGGTGGATTCAGAATGTATTTATCTGGAGCCTCCTTATGAAAGATATAACATCATAATGGATAGTATTAATAATTCTGAGTAACCTGCCTCCCTCTACGGTTACTCCTTTCCCCGGAACCTAGCCCCGTAAGGCTAGGTTTCTTAGTTTATAACTATTTGATATTTAAACATTTTATATTACATTTGTTAAATGTTTAACTTAAAACCAAATAAATATGTCACAAGACAACATTAACAATCAAGAAGAAGAACTTTCTCCAGAGCAAATTAAAGCTCTTAGAGAAAACATGACTGCTTACTACAATGACCAGATTCCTATGCTTGAACTGCAGCTTAAAGCAGAAAGCTTAGCTGCAGATTTAGAAGAAGCTAGACTTAAAAGACTTGTAGCTTCTATGAGAATTGCACAAGTTATGGCCGGACCTAAAGAAGATCCAGAAGCTACACAAGCTCAGCAAGAAATGGCTCAATTTAAGAAAGAAAGAAAACTTAAAACTCAAGAGTAATTATGGCCAAGGTAAATCTTGTATCAAAGCGTGTTCAAATGGACAAATGGAATGTACTTAAATTCCAGCTTGTTACTCATTGCTATATTCAAGGTTTATCTTTATCAGAATCTGAGCTTAATTGCTTGACTCTACTGGGCATTAACCAAGAAGCTGAACTTGCAGATTTTTGCAATGCTTCTTGTGCTGATGATCAGAGAGATAAAGAACCATCTTTAGAACATAAGTCCCATATATTCAAGAATCCTCAGACAGTGAGAAACTGTTTGACTAAACTTGAAAAAATGGGGCTTATTACTAAAGAGGGAAAGAATAGAAAAAAAATCTATTTAGCAGATTCTTTAAAGATTCAGACTAAAGGTAACATAGTTCTTGATTATAAAATAGTGCATCTTGAACCCGAAAAAGTCTAAAACAATAGTAGAAACAACAGCTAAAGAGCTGAATGTTAATTCTGATCTTGTTAATGATATAACCTCTTTCTACTGGAGTAGAATAAGGAAATCTTTAACAAAACTAGAATTTCCAACAATAGTTCTTGAAGGGTTGGGAGAAATGAGTATAAGACCTATCAAATTAAAAGAATTTACAGAAGAACATGTCAGTCTTCAGAAATATGTAAATCCTAAAAAATTTGGTGGGTTTGCAAGACTCAAGAGTATTGAAAATAGACTTGATAGACTTGTTAATATGCAACTTATGTTGGATATACAAGAGATGAAAAGAGAACAATCAAAAACCAAGAAAAATGAATATCAAAAAAATTTGGAAGGACAAAGCCCTAATTCTGGAGGGGATTCAGAACAGTCTCTTTAAAAAAGAACATGTAGAAGTTATTGCTGCAGGAAGACAATCAATCTGTGATAAATGTGAATTGATTGATCTTAAAGGTGATAAATGTTTAGTACCTGGAACTAAGCCTTGTTGTGGAGAATGTGGATGTAGCTTAGAATTTAAAACCAGATCTCTTTCATCAGAGTGTCCTCATCCTAAAGGACCTAAATGGGATGCTTACCTTACTGAAGATGAAGAAGATAAACTCAATGCTAAATTAGGAATCTAATACCAAATCAAATGACACTCATATTCAAATCAGAAACTCACTCCTACACAAGTCTTGATCCAAATGAACAAATAGAATGGACTGGTGTAACTACGTTTGTTAGTTTATTTAAAGATAAGTTTGATGCTGCTAAAGTAGCAGCCAAAGTATCTAAGAATAAAAAATCAAAATGGTTTGGTATTCCTCCAGAAGAAATTCAGGAAATATGGAATGCTGAGGCTAAGAGAGCAACTGATTTGGGTACTTGGTATCATAACCAAAGAGAAGCTGATATTACAGGTATAGATACTATAGAAAGACAAGGTATTGCAATACCTGTTATAAAACCTATTATTCAAGATGGTGTAAAGTTTGCACCTGAGCAAAAGCTTACTGAAGGAATTTATCCTGAACATTTAGTATATCTTAAATCAGCCGGCCTATGTGGACAATCAGATCTTGTAGAAGTTATCAAAAACACTGTCAATATTATTGATTACAAAACCAACAAGGAAATCAAGACAGAGTCATACAAGAACTGGGAAGGGCTATCTCAAAAAATGAGTGGCCCTTGTTCACATATGGATGATTGCAATCTCAATCATTATGCTCTACAATTAAGTACTTATCTGTATATTATACTAAAGCATAATCCTCAGTATAAACCAGGTAAACTTACTCTTCATCATATTACATTTGAAGAAGAGTCTAAAGATAAATATGGTAATCCCATTGCTAAAAAAGATCAAGATGGTAATCCAATAGTAAAGGATGTTATACCCTATGAAGTACCTTATTTAAAGACTGAAGTAATTGCAATGATTAACTGGTTAAAAGAAAATAAGAAATGAGTAATGATGAATACCAACATAGGAATACATGGGTAAGTAGCCAAGAAAAAAAAGTATTGGAACAAGTACAGAAAGATGCTGAAAAATCTATGTATCCTAAAGAAGATAAATGCAGTACAGCAAAAATATTAAGTGACCTTATAAAAAAGAAAAATGACGACAAGACTATTTGATATAGAGAATGGAGAGATTAAAGCTACAGAGCACTGTTATGCTTTGAAGTTTTTAAAAGATATTATGGATAAGTATCCAGACAACTATGTAAAGATCTATAAGTATCTTTTTTATATGACTTGTCCTAATCCAGATTTTAATCCTTACTTTCATATGAGTGAGGTAGAAAAGGAGGAAATTATCCTAGAAGATATTGAAGCAGATTTCTCCACCGATGATGACTTAATTGTAGTAGCGCTAAATAAGTGTGATAAGATGTATGAAACACCTACATCTAGAGCTTACAAAGGTTTAAAGTCTATGCTAGATAGATTAGCTGTTTACATGGAAAACACTCCTATTACACATGGTAGAGATGGTAACATCAACTCACTTGTTGCTGCAGCTAAAAACTTTGATGGCATTAGAGCTTCATTCAAAGGTGCTTATAAAGATTTAAAAGAAGAACAACAATCTCATGTGCGAGGCGGTGCAGGTCTTGCTTATGATCAAATGTAAAACCAATGAAAAAAGAATTCATGAATGATTGGTTGTTTCATTACAACCCTTATACAGAAGTTTGGTCTGCTTTCTATAGACAAGATATGGTGTCTTATTTTAATGGAGAAAAGCCCCAATCTTTACTGCAGTCAAATAAACATGCTACTCTATTAGAGTTAATTAGTAAAGGTGAAGGTGATCCAAAGAAAATCAAGAAACTGATTAATGGCTAGTTATATTAAAATACCTACTTGGAATAAAGGAGTTTGGGAATACACTGAATTTGATACTCGAGATGAGTACAAAGCTTTTGTATTATCTCTATTCAAAGAACCCGGTAAATACGAGTTTAATGAAACTTCTTTATTCTTTAATACAGAAGCTCAGAAATTCAGAGAACAGAATTATTACTGCGCTTCTCCAATGGGTAGTAAAGACTATAGAAAATATTGGGATGAAGAAAAAGAAAAATGTAGATATGGAGCAATCTTTAAAGATGGTAAACACACATGGTACCTTCCACGAGAATACTATATGTGGCTCAATTTCTTACCAATTAACGACAAAGAAAAAAGAAAGTTTGACTTTCCAACTGTCAGAGATGCCCAGTATCACATGGCATTGTATGAGCTCTTGGCAGAACTCAACTATCAACATGCAGCTATCCTCAAAAAGCGACAAATAGCATCATCTTATTTTCACTGTGCTAAGATGATTAATCTTATATGGTTTGAAGAGACACCTATTGTAAAGATGGGTGCCAGCCTTAAAGATTATATCAATGAAAAAGGATCCTGGAAATTTCTTAATGAGTATAAGTCATTCCTAGATTTACATACTGCTTGGTATAGACCAATGAATCCGGGTAAAGTTCTTTTGTGGCAACAGCAAATTGAACAAGTAATAGGTGGTAGAAAAAGCATGCGAGGTCTCAAAGGTGTACTTCAAGGAGTTACTTTTGAAAAAGATCCTACTTCCGGAGTAGGGGGACCATGTACTTTCTTCTTTCATGAAGAGGCAGGTATTGCACCAAAGATGGATGTTACTGTGGAATTCTTATTTCCAGCTATGTCATCAGGTATGCTTACCACTGGATTATTTGTTGCTGCGGGATCTGTGGGTGACTTGGATCAATGTCAGCCTCTTAAGCAAATGATCCTTTATCCAGATGCTAATAGTATTTATTCAGTTGAATCTGATCTTCTAGATGATAAAGGTACAATAGGTAAAACAGGACTCTTTATTCCAGAGCAGTGGTCCATGCCTCCATTTATTGATCAGTATGGTAATTCATTAGTAAAAGAATCTAATGAAGCTATTGATAATCAAAGAATTAAGTGGAAAAAGGATCTTACACCTGAGCAATATCAGTTGCGTATATCTCAGCATCCAAAGAATATAGCTGAAGCATTTGCCTTTAGAAAAGTATCTAAATTCCCATTAAGTTTAGTATCTGCTCAAAAAAGAAGGATTGAGGAAAAAGAATATCCTTATGAATTCATAAATCTTGAAAGAGATGTTACCGGTAAGATAGAACCTAAACTTACAAACAAGCTACCTATTAGTGAGTTTCCTATTACTAAGAATACTGAGGATAAAACAGGAGTTCTAGTAGTTTGGGAAAGACCTCAGCCTAATTCAGAATGGGGTACCTATTATGCATCTATTGACCCGGTTGGTGAAGGAAAGACAACTACCTCAGAATCACTGTGTTCCATATATGTATACAAAAATCCGGTTGAGGTAACTCGTATAGATAAAGGAGAAACTACTAACTATACTGAACAAGATAAAATAGTTGCGGCCTGGTGTGGTAGATTTGATGATATCAATAAAACCCATGAAAGACTAGAGCTTATCATAGAGTGGTATAATGCATGGACTATAGTAGAAAGTAACATATCCCACTTTATTAACTACATGATACAGAGGAAGAAACAAAAGTATCTTGTACCTAAGAGTCAGGTTTTATTCCTCAAAGATTTGGGCTCTAATACTAATGTCTTCCAGGAGTATGGTTGGAAAAACACTGGTACACTCTTTAAAAATCATATGCTTAGTTACCTGATTGAGTACCTAAAAGAGGAGATAGATCATGAAACTAAAGATGATGGCACCATAGTTAAGACTATTTATGGGGTAGAAAGAATCCCAGATATGATGGCTTTCGTTGAAATGATAGCTTATGATGATGATGTAAACGTGGATAGATTAGTATCTTTAGCAGCATTAATCTCTTTTGCTAAGGTTCAGCAAGCTAATAGAGGTTTTAAAAAACGAGTAGACCAAGTGAATACCAATAACTTGCAAAAGTCTGATAATTTGTATAAATTAAATACAAGCCCTTTTAGGCACATGGGAAAAACAAGGAAAGTTCCAGGAATGAGCTTTCCTAAATCCCCATTTAAAAACATGAGATAAGATGAAAGTATTAAATGCAATGCAGATGAAGGCTGGAGCTAAAGCGGAGTATAACCGCATGGGCTCAATAACACAGCCTATTCAATTTCTCCCTAGAAAAGAAAAAGATGATGATTGGACTGCTTGGAATTTAGACTGGTTAGAATGGCAAGGTCTTAAGCAAATCAGAAGAAATGCTAGAAGACTCATGAAGAACTATAAGCTTGCAAAAGGTGTTATAGATAAAACAGACTATCTTATCTCTGAAGATAATGAGAATAGAGATCTTCTTGAAACACTTACCCAAGAAGATACAAGTGCTTTAGAATTGAAATTCTACCCTATTATTCCAAATGTTGTTAATGTCATGGTAGCTGAGTTTGCTAAGCGCAACACTAAAGTTACCTTTAAAGCAGTAGATGAGTTCTCTTATAATGAACTCATGGAGCAAAAAAGACAAGCTATTGAAGAGGTCTTGATGTCTCAAGCTCAACAAAAGCTTCTTAATAACATGATTGAAATGGGGCTTGATCCTAATGATCCACAGGTTCAAGAACAAATGAAACAACAATTGTCTCCAGAAAATCTTAAGACTTTACCTGAAATCCATGATTTCTTTAGTAAAGATTATAGATCTATGGGAGAGCAGTGGGCTCAACATCAGTTCAAAGTTGATGAAGAGCGCTTTAAGATGGATGAGTTGGAGGAGAGAGCATTTAGAGACATGCTTATTACTGATAGAGAATTCTGGCATTTCAGAATGATGGAGGATGACTATGATATTGAGTTATGGAATCCTGTAATGACATTCTACCATAAGTCTCCAGAAGTAAGATATATTTCTCAAGGTAACTGGGTTGGTAAAGTAGAGATGATGACTGTTGCTGATGTTATTGATAGATATGGTTATCTAATGACTCAAGAGCAACTTGAATCACTTGAAGCTATTTACCCGGTAAGATCTGCAGGTTATCCACTCCAAGGATATCAAAATGATGGTAGCTACTATGATGCTACTAAAGGTCATGATTGGAATACAAACATGCCTTCTCTACAGTACAGACAATTTGTATCCATGTATGATAACTTCATCTATAATGGTGGAGATATTGTTAACTGGGTAATGGGTGAGTCTGAGGATTATAAGGACATGGGTATGGCATTCATGCTCAGAACTACCACAGCATATTGGAAATCACAGCGTAAAGTAGGACACCTTACTAAAGTAAGTGAATCAGGTGAAATATTGGTTGATATAGTAGATGAGGATTACAAAGTAATTGATAAGCCTATCTATAATACAGCATTGTTTAAAAATAAGACTAAAGACAATCTTATTTTCGGAGAGCATATTGAGTGGATCTGGATCAATGAAGTTTGGGGAGGTGTTAAAATTGGTCCTAACCACCCATCCTTCTGGGGAATGAATAACCCGGGAGGTATTAATCCTATGTATCTTGGAGTTGATCAAAACCGAATAGGTAAGCTCAAGTTCCAATTTAAAGGTGATAATACTCTTTATGGTTGTAAACTACCAGTAGAGGGTTCAGTATTCTCTGATAGAAATACAAGATCTACCGCTATGGTGGACCTTATGAAACCTTTCCAAATTGGTTATAACATTGTAAATAACCAGATTGCTGATATCCTAGTAGATGAATTAGGTACTGTAATCCTACTTGATCAGAATGCTTTACCTAGACACTCTTTAGGTGAAGATTGGGGTAAGAATAACCTGGCCAAGGCATATGTAGCAATGAAGAACTTTCAGATGCTTCCATTGGATACATCTATTACCAATACTGAAAATCCACTTGCATTTCAGCATTTTCAGGTAATGAATCTGGAACAGACTCAGCGTATGATGTCTAGGATTAATTTAGCTAACTACTTTAAGCAACAGTGCTTTGAAGTAATTGGTATTACTCCACAAAGACTTGGTCAGCAAATTGGTCAAACTAATACTGCTACCGGTATAGAGCAAGCTGTTGCTGGATCCTATGCACAAACAGAAATGTACTTTGTACAACACTCTGATTATTTGATGCCTAGAGTTCACCAAATGAGAACTGATCTTTCTCAGTATTATCATTCTAAAAAGCCTTCGCTAAGACTTCAGTACATGTCTACTCTTGATGAAAAGGTAAACTTTGAAATCAATGGTACTGATCTATTACTTAGAGATATCAATGTATTCTGTACTACTAAAGCCAATCATAGAGCTATGGTAGATAACATGAAAAATCTGGCCCTTTCTAATAATACAGCAGGCGCTAGTATTTATGACCTTGGTAATATCATGACTGCAGAATCCATGGCTGAGCTTACTCATAGTCTTAAGAAGATTGAAGAAAAAGCCAATCAACAAAGACAAGAGCAAATGCAGCATGAGCAACAAATGCAACAAGCTGAACTTGAGCAAAGAGCAAAAGAAAAACAGCTTGAGCTTGATCATGAGGCTATGGAGAAAGAGAAAGACCGCAGAGTTAAACTTCTTGAAGCTGAAATCAAAGCAGCAGGTTATGGTTCTATGCAAGATATCAACCAGAATCTCCAGTCTGATTATGCAGATCAAATGGATACTATCCGTAAATCTGATGAATTTCAACAGGTTATGGGTTTAAAACAACAAGTTCAATCTCATAAAGAAATGACTGCTAGAGAAAAACTAGCTATTGAAAGAGAAAAGATTCAGGCTCAGAAGGATATGAAAACTACTGATTTACAGATAGCTAAAGAGAACAAAAACAAGTATGATATTGCAAAATCTAAACAAAATAATAACAAGAAAAAGTAAAGTTAGCTATCTAATGGAAAATTTGTAATGGCTACCTAAACTTTAAATGTTTATTTAGATAAATTTGCTTATATTATAAATAAGTATTAGAGAGTAACACAAAACCAACAATATGTCTGATACCAAAACCAACACAGCAACTACCACTGTACAAGAGGTAGAAATGGACCTAGATAATATTCTAGGTTCACCCGGTGCAGAGAATGTAATGCTTCCTGCAGCAGAAGAAAAGAAACCAACACTATTTACACAACAAAGTGTAGATACTTCGTTCCTTGACAATGATGATGAAGATACTCCAGAAGCGGGTAAAACTCCAGCTCCTGAAGTAGTTTCTAAAGCTCTTGATGAGATTGTAAAAGCGGACATGGGTATAGAAGAGTCTGAAGATGAGGAATCTAAGACTACTGGTAGACCAAAAGTAGCTAAAGATGCTATGATTGAGTTGGCTAAAAAGCTCATTGAAAAAGGACAACTTATTCCTTTTGATGATGATAAACCAGTTGAAAAGTATACCAGTCAAGACTTTGAAGAGCTTTTTGAAGCTAACATGCAAGAGCGTGAGCGTAAGCTCAGAGAACAAACTCCTGTAGAGTTCTTTGATGCTTTACCTGAAGAACTTCAGTATGCTGCTAAATATGTAGCAGATGGAGGTCAAGATCTTAGAGGTCTCTTTAAAATTCTTGCTCAAGTAGAAGAAACTAGACAACTAGATACTTCTAGCGAAGATGGTCAAGAAACAATTGTAAGATCTTATCTTCAAGCAACAAACTTTGGTACAGTTGAAGAAATTGAAGAAGAAATTGAAGCTTGGAAAGATAGAGGAGATCTTGAGTCTAAGGCTAATAAGTTTAAGCCAAAGTTGGATGCTATGCAAGAAAAGGTAGTTCAGCAAAAACTTGCTCAACAAGAAAAACTGCGTAACCAACAACAAGCTCAAGCTCAAGCTTACATGGAGAATGTATACAATACACTTTCTCCAGGAGAACTCAATGGACTTAAGGTAGATAAGAAAGTACAAAGCATGCTTTATACCGGTCTTGTACAACCTAACTATCCATCAGTAAGCGGAAGACCTACTAATATGCTAGGTCACCTTCTTGAGAAGTATCAATATGTAGAACCTAGACATGATCTAATTGCTGAAGCACTTTGGCTTCTTGCAGATCCTGAAGGTTATAAATCAAAAGTAAGAGAAGTCGCTGTTAAAGACACAGTAGCTAAAACAGTAAGACAACTCAAAACAGAACAAGCAAGTAAAAATGTATCCTCTGTAACAGATGAGCAAGATGAACCAAGAAAACCATCAGCTCAAAAACTACAGAGATCACAAGGAAGTTTTTTCAAACGATAAACAACAACAATTAACAATTAACCTAAATTAAAACAAATGGCAACTCCAGTTTTAAATAATGGTATCTTCCTGCGCGATACCAATTATCAAGCTAGTTCTCATGTGGATTCTTACCACTTGGTGAATATGCTTAAGAATGCAGAACCAATGGATCTAGGTCCAGTAGATATCTGGGCTATGGCTCAGAAAGTAGAAATGCCTCTTTACCAGCTTTCTAGCTTTGGTGGTAAAAACATCATCAATGTAGATAATGCTCGTGGTGAGTATAAATGGCAGACTCCTGTTTCTCAGGATCTTCCTTATATCATTGAGGACATTGAACCAAACAATGCTAACAAAGGTATTGATGGTACTACTTTCAAAATCAAAATTAACCGTAGAGAATTTGGTCATGGTGATATCATCACTTATGATAAGTACAACGGTTGTGAAATGTACATCACTGCTGATGATATTCTTCCTATGGGAGATGGTTTCATCTACACTGTACAATTGGTAAACAATGACAACTACAAGTTCCTAGATAACAAGTATTTGTCAAATGGTACTAAGATCTTCCGTAAAGGTTCTGCGCGTGGTGAGTATGGTGAGAGATTCTCTGATATCATGACTCGCTCAGGTTTCCGTGAATTCTACAACTTTGTAGGAGGAGCTGAAGCACACGTACACTACTCAGTATCTTCTAGAGCTGACCTTATGGTTAAAGGTGGTTTGAATGCTGATGGTACAGTTCCTGTAACTGAGATCTGGAGAAACTTTGATAAAAACATGGATCCTTCAATTGCTAAGATTGAGGACATGGTTTCTGTAATGGGTAAAGACTATGTGAAAAAAGCTGTATCTAATGGTACACTTACTCGCACATTCTTGACTACTATGGAATCTGCTCACTTGACTAAAATTGCTACTGACATTGAAACCTACTTGATGTGGGGACATGGTGGTCGCATTAAGCAAGATGGTCCAGATGATATGCGTCTTTCTGTGGGTCTTTGGAAGCAACTTGATAACTCTTTCAAGCGTGTTTACAACAAGAACAACTTCTCTCTTGAATTGTTCCGCGGAGAGCTTTACAACTTCTATGCTGGTCGTGTTGAATTCCAGGGTCCAGATCCTAAGAGACAACTTATTGTTCAAACAGGTATGGGTGGTATGCGCATGGTTAATGAAGCTATCAAGCGTGAAGCTGTTAACTCAGGTCTTGTTATCCAAGCTGCAGACAACAATGGTATTGGTGCAATCACTGGTAAAGGAATGGATCTTAACTATGGATTCGCATTCACTAGCTATGTGATCCCATTCCTTGCTAATGTTAAGTTTGTACTTAACCCTGCATTTGATAACTTGCATACAAATGACATTGAAAACCCAATCATTGATGGTAACCCATTGTCATCTTACAGCTTTGTTATCTTTGATATCACTGATACTGGAAATGACAACATCTTCATGTTGAAGCTTTCTTGGGATAATCAATTGAAGTGGTGGTATCAGAATGGTACTATGGATTACATGGGCCGTACACAAGGCTTCCAGTCTTCTGGTCAATTCAATGGATACCGTGTAATGATGACTCAAACAATGCCAGCAATCTGGGTAAAAGACCCAACCAAAGTGTTGAAAATTGTTATGAGAAACCCAATCACTGGTGGATCATTCTAATTGAGAATTACCTAAAAAGAAAAGGGAGGGGGAAACTCCTCCCTTTTTTAATAAACAACCCTTAAACTTTTAAATAAAATGGCTATTAAACTTCTTCAGAAACTTTTCCCTGCATCTCCGGATCCTATTATTGCTTCACATCAGATTAAAGAAGCAGCACTTCCTCGCTTTGCTCACCTTAATGAGGTAGTAGGCGATGTTAGTGATTATGGGTTCTATACAGTAGATGCTTCATCTACATTGACTGTCCCTGTAACAACTAGCAAAGGTATCATTGAAATTCAAAATTTTGATGGTGTGGCTACTATACCAGCTCCTTCATTTGTAACATCGGTAGGATTACATATCTACAACGCAGATATTTCTACTAATGCAGATGATAACTATGTTCAAATTACTCCTTACTACATTCAAGCTGTTGTTGATAGAGCTATCCCTTACATTCTTGTAACTGGAGCTTTGACAAACCAAGTAGATCTTGCTATTTACAATGCTAGTCCCGCAGTAGCAGGTGCAGGTCAGTGGAGTGGTACATTCTATATTTTTTACGAGGTTAAGAATATTGCCCAGTAATTTTTATATTTGACTATTCAAATACTTTTTAAAAACCAAAACCAAAACCAAAATGAGTTACACAATCGTTGAATTACCCACAGTAAAGGCAGGAAATATTTCCATTAAACCTTATTTTGATCCTGAAATTTCAAATCTAGGTTTAGAGAAATATGGACTGTCTTTATTTGATGGGGTCTTCCATGAAGAACAACTTGCATGTCTTGAACAAAATGGTATCAAGCGTTATATCACAGGTCTTAATGAATTTGCACCGGATGTAAAAAAGATCAATGATCCAGATGTAAGAGAAGCAAAGATTAAAGAAATTAGATCAGTAGTAGCAAGACTTGAAGCTGAGCTTGCTGCTAACATTATCAATGAAGAAGATCCAGAGTTTTGGAATAAGGTTAAACTTCTTAAACCAGATAATGATGAGTTCTGGAATAGAATCACAATCCGTTGTGGTAATCAACCTTTATTCTTAGATCCAGCTAAAGATCCTTATGATCTTATTAAATTGTATGGTATTGAAGCTGGTGGATTTTCTATTGTAGCAAGAAGCTATGAAGATGCAAGATCAAGAGCAGTAGCGCCTAAGTTTTACTTAGATAAAACTATTGATACTGTATCTACTAAAACAGAAGTTAAGAAGCTTAAAAACAAAGCACTTGCTGAACTTCAAAAGCTATATGACAAGAACACAAACAAACTCTTGTATGTTGCTAAAGTTGTTGATGCAAACAGTGTTCAATATAAGAAGTCAACTCCTAATGATATTGTTTATGACAATATGGATAGATACATCAATGGAGAAGGTGTAGAAGCTAATCTTAAGAGAGCAGCTACAAGCTTCCTTGATGCAGTTGCTTTAGATATGGAATCTCTCAAATTGAAAGCTATTATCAGAGATGCAACCTTCTATAAGATGATTGCTACTAAACCTGATGGCTTTATCTATCACATTGAATCCTCTGTAATGATGGGAAGAAATCCATCTGATTGCGTAGAATTCTTGCGAAATCCATTAAATGAGAGTATATTAATAACACTAACCAAAGCGGTTGAAAAATTCTGGAATCAGTAAACCTATAAACATTATATAAAAAATGAAAAATTCAGGAGCAAAAGGAGTTGGTGGAAAAACCAATCCTAATTCAAGTAAGATCATGACTTTTAAAGGAGTTAAATCTGCTAAACCAGGATCTAAAGGATCTGGAGGAGCTAACATGGGAAGTGTTATGTCTTCTAAAAAAGTAGCTGGAAAAGGTACACCTTCTAGAGCAAAAAAATCGGGCGGAGTTAATACTCCACCAAAAGGTGCTAATCCAAAAAGTTAATTAATCTCTTAATACTAAATAACAATGACAACTAAATTTTCTAAAAGCAAAGCTTCTGCTGATAATGCTAATAGAGGTCTTTATAAAAAAGGTGGCTCTACTATGAAAAAAATGGCTACAGGTGGCATAACTAAAAATCAAACTGGTATTGCAGCTAACCGTGGACTTATGAAAAAAGGTGGATCTACTAAAAAGTATCAAACTGGAGGTTCTGCTCCTCGTACTAAAGATCAATATAGAAAACCTGGATCTAAGATTCAATCTGTTAGTGAATATTCAGGAGCTCCTTCGTACAAGAAGTCTGGAAATTTAATTCCAGAAGGAGCAACTCGCAATCCTTATACAGGAGAAAAACTAAAGGGAGCTCCTACAGTTCTAAACAAAGCTGGAACATCTGCTAAAAAAAGTACTAGTAAAAAAATGGGTGGATCTACTAATTCTAAAAAAAAGTAACCATGGCTAAGAAGATGCTTAAAAAAGCACAAAAAGGTACAACTGTAAAATCTACTCCAGATAGCACTTCCTATTATAGGAATAAAGCAATGCAAGCAACTTCTGATCAAGATTTTGCTGCTAATTTTGGAAATAGAGCTGCATATTCTAAAGCCGTAAAAGCTGAAGCTAAAGCTAATGAAAATAAAGCTAGGCAAGCTAATAAAGGAAAAGCAGGATATGATAAAAATGGTTTTCCAATTCCAAAAATAAAATCTGGATTTAAAACTGCAAGTAAACTTGGAGTAAAGAAAACAGGAGGAATGGTTAAGTCTAAAAAGAAGTAGTCATGGCTAAGAAAGGCTTATATGCTAATATCCATGCTAAAAGAGCACGCATCAAAAAGGGCTCCGGGGAATCCATGAGGAAACCCGGGGCACCTGGTGCTCCAAGCAAACAAGATTTTATTAAGTCTGCAAAGACAGCTAAAAAGAAATAAGATGAAAAAGACTTCTAAAAAACCACATGTCCTTAAGCACTTCAATGATAAGTTTGACTCTAGAGTTAAAAAAGTCATGGAGACTAAGAAAAAATTTATGGATGGTGGTACAGCAGGTGTAGTTAATAACTATAATGATATTAAGTATGGTACAGGTGGTGCTAATCCTGGAACAGGTAAATCTTATATGTCAGGTAATCCAGCTCCAGCTTTCAAAAAAGGTGGTATGAAAAAATATCAAGATGGAGGTGCAGCTAAACCAAAGTCAGATACTACTTATGGTAAAGTTGTAAAAACAATTGAATTCAAAGGTAATAAAGGAAAACCTCAAGGTGCTCCTAAAAAAAAGGTTGAAGTTACCCCTAAAAAAGCTGTTGGTGGAGAACCTCAAAAATCAGGTAGTTATAATCTTCCTGCAGGATATGAGTACAACTACTTTGGTCAAGCAGTAAAATCAAAAAAAGTTCCTCCATCTAAATCTACAAGGCAAGCTACTACGGCAGGAGATAGATACAGTGGAGTAGTTGGATATGATCCAAAAACTAATAAGGCTCATTCTAAAATGAAAAAAGGTGGCTCTATTAAAAGAAAAAAGTAATGGCAAAGACACCAGCTTGGCAAAGATCTGAGGGCAAGTCTAAATCAGGGGGACTTAATAGAAAAGGAGTCGCTTCTTATAGAAGAGAAAATCCTGGTAGTAAATTGCAAACTGCTGTTACTACAAAACCTTCAAAACTTGATCCTGATAGCAAAGATGCTAAAAGAAGAAAGTCATTTTGTAGCAGAATGAAAGGTATGAAAGCTAAAAATACAAGCGCTGCTACAGCTAAAGATCCTAATAGTAGGATAAACAAGTCTCTTAAAAAATGGAATTGTAAATAATAAAATCTAAATACAATGGCTAAAAAATGTATGAAATGTGGAGGATCCATGAAGTATAAAACTGGTGGAGCTCATCCTGGATTCAAAGCAGTACAAGCTCAGATTGCTAAGAAGTCTGGAGTATCTAAGAAAGCTGCAGGAGCTATTCTTGCTGCATCTACCCGCAAAGCTTCAGCAAAAGCTAAAGCTGCAAATCCAAGACTTAAAAAAGTTAAGTAATGAATAACGCTACCATACAGCTTAAGATTAAGCAAAGACTCAATAAGCTTGCTAGTAATGACTATGATAACATAGAATGCTGGCAAATGGTTGAGGCATTTAATAAGGGTCAAGCTGATTGGTGCCGTAGAAATCTTCATGGTATTAATTTACCCAAAGAAGGTGATGAATCATCAACTAGTAGAATTGATGACTTACAGGTATTGATTACTGAGTATGTACCAAATCTTATCAGTGGAGATACCTACTATGAAACAGCTACAGTTATTCCTGGAGACTATCTTAGATACAAAAGGATTTCTGCAAAAGCTTCAGATAAATGTTGTCCTTCTCCTAGACCAATGGTTGTATACCTTGCTGAACAAGGAAATACAGATATATTGTTAAGAGATGTAAATAAGAAACCTAGTTTTGATTGGGCTGAAACATTTGCTACTTTCATGGACAATAAAATGCAGATCTATACTAATGGTGAATTTACAATTGATTCTGTAACTTTTACTTATTATAGACAACCTAGGAAAATTCAAATAGCCAATTGTGTTGATCCATATACTCAAGTAGCTTCTACTGTAGATGTAGAGTGCGAATTCAAAGATGATTTAATTGAAGTTCTTATAGATGAAGCAGTTAAAATCTTGGCTGGGGATATTGAATCTACAATTCAAATGGAAAGAGCAAGTAACTCAGTAGAACAAAACAACTAATAAACTATGGAATTCCCAGCACCAAACATGTTAAAAAGAACCCTTAAAGCACCGGCTACTCAGGGTCCAGCAGTACAACCTATGGCAATGCTTGTATTTGAATTGCTTAATGGAGTAACTAAAGTTCATCTTAATCACCTTCTTGTAACAGGAATAGGTTCATATGCTGCTCATACAGCTATGGGTGCTTTCTATGATGAAGTAGGAGATTTGGCTGATTCTATTGCTGAAGCTTACCAGGGTCTTACAGAAAGTCTACTTTCTTACCCTACATCTGTAGAGTTACCTCAGATGAAAACAGCAGAGGATTGTGTTAATTACCTCAGAGGTTTATATGATCAAGTACAAGCTGTGCAAGATTCTTGTCCTCATTCTGAGATTAAAAATGAGCTTGACAATGTCAAAACTCTTATTAACTCAACCAAGTACAAATTAATTTTCTTGAAATAATTTGGTAATTTAAACAGGATTACCTATATTAATAAATAACTGTTTGTCTAACTAAACTAAAAAAACAATGGCTTATTTTAACCACGCCTTTACAAAGGTGTTCATGGGAACAGGCACCAGCCTTATGTCCCCAGCTACCAGCGATGGCTACCTTACAACTCCTGGCACAAGCACAGCTACACTAGCTACTCTTGGTGCAGGATATTTTGGTCTTTTTGCTAAAGACACTTACTTGAGTGTTAACCCTGATGTGACTCCGGTTGCAGCTTGTTGCCCACTTGTTTTGGCATCATCTTCTCTTTATCAGAAAGATAAGATTAGCCCTTACATTGGTGGTTACCAAGAGACTAACAAGTCTAAGTACATTAACCCTAAGTATGTTAATCAATTCTACTATGTAGATGCATGTACTCCTCAGAATGCTGTAGTATCAGTAGGTAATACTCCTGGAAC